CTATAATGGCGGCTCTGCTACCTCAGGACAGGGCAATGCCGGAGGTAGCGGTATATCAGCGGCATTAGTTGATGCCGGCGGTGGCGGTGGCGGGGCTGGTGCAGCCGGTGCAAATGCTATAAATGCCAATCCAACTGGTGCAGGTGGAGTAGGAACAAATTGGCAATCACTTGGGACTTATTATGGTGGCGGCGGCGGCGGTTGTTACGGATCAGGCGGCACAGGAGGCGGCGGTGCAGGATCAACAGGAACTGCAACCGATGGTACTGTAAATACTGGTGGAGGTGGAGGTGGATCTTTTAATACCACAGCTGGCAATGGGGGATCGGGTATTGTGATTGTTCGTTACCAGTCAGCTTCGCAAAAAGGTACAGGAGGTACAGTTACCAATTCAGCAGGATATTATTACCATACGTTCACGTCTTCTGGCACCTATATCTCTTGAGCATTAAGGAATTAACATGGCACATTTTGCAAAAGTAGTTGATGGAATAGTAACACAGGTGATCGTAGCTGAACCAGAATTTTTTGAAACATTTGTGGACACAAGTCCTGGCGAGTGGATTCAAACGTCATACAACACACACGGTGGTGTTCATACCATGGGAGGCACTCCGTTGCGCAAGAATTACGCTGGCATAGGATTTAAATATTATCGTGACATAGATGCATTTGTTCCGCCAATGCCTTATCCCAGTTGGTCATTGAATCATACAACTGGTTTATGGGAAGCCCCTGTTCCGTACCCCTTGGACGGCGAACGATACGAGTGGAACGACACCACACACCAATGGAATAAAGCCGCACAATGAGACTGACATTTGGTTCATTTACTTTCCAATAAATAAAATATGGCATTTCCCACATCTCCCACAAACGGTCAAACAACCACGGTCAATGGTGTACTGTACACCTACAATTCGTCTACGACCACTTGGTATGTAACTACAGCATTTACCGGCAACATCTTAACTAATACATTGAGTGCAAGTGGCAATGTTACCGGCAGTTTTTTCCTGGGCAACGGCTCGCAGTTAACTGGGGTAGCAACTGGTGTCGCATCTAATGTTGCACTAGGTACCAGCAATGTTAAAATAGCCAGTTCCGGAGGAAACATCTCTGTGGGTGTGGGCGGGATTGCAAACTTAGTAGTATTTGATACTGCGGGTAATACTAATATTACCGGCAATTTGCTCATGACCGGAAACATTATTCCTACCGCAAACAATTTGTATGCGTTAGGTGCACCCTCAATGACCTGGAAAGAAGTTTACATCGGTCCTGGATCATTGTACATCAACGGGCAACAGGTGTTGAGTTCTAGTGCCGACACAATTGTAGTCAGTGCTAATACCAACCAAAATTTAACATTACAAACATCAGGATCGGGCGGAATACGCATTGATCCTACTGGTGACGGTATCATTCAGATACAAGGCCCGTTACAAATTGCAGCCGGGAACAATATTACCAGCAGTGATGGCAACGCAATACAGTTTGCTAATCCCATTGCAGTTAATAATTTAACCAGTCAATCACTTAACAACAATTTAACATTAACCGCTAATGGCACAGGTACAGTTACTGTAACAAGCTCATTTAGTGCCAGTGGAAATATTTTATCTGCTGGACTTGTATCAGTTGCTGGTAATGTCACTGGTGGCAACTTAAACACAGCTGGATTACTGTCGGTCACTGGTACTGCCACCATTGGTGGAAATGTCAATCTCTCTGGCAGTATTATACCTTCATCAAACATAACTTATGATTTAGGTAGCCCTACAAACCGATTTAGAACATTGTACATTAGTGGTAACACCATTGACATGGGCGGTGCCAAAATTACAACAGACGCAACATCTGGCGGTTTTGCTCTTGTGCCACCTCCCACAACTGACAATCCAAATCCAGTAGGCACTGTGTTTAGCCCAACTGGTGCTATTTCAACAATAAACACCACAGCTGGTATAATTGCCGCAGGTGCTATTAATACATCAATTAATAACAATCAAGGAACAGCTAATTTTGGTAACATAGTAGTCAGATCAGGATTGCCAAGCATAGGGTCAAATGTGGGTGCGTTAAAGGTAATTGGCGGAACAGGCATATCTGGCAATTTAAATGTTGGTGATTTAATTTCTGCCGCAGGTAACATTATTGGTGGCAATGTATTAACAGGCGGATTGATATCGGCAACTGGTAATGTCATTGGTGGCAACTTGTCAGGTACAAGTATTGCAGGTACATTGACCACGGCTGCACAGACTAACATTACTTCAGTTGGTACTTTGGGTTCGGTAACGGTTACAGCTAATATTACTTCTGGTAATGCCAGTTTAGGCAATTTAGCAACAGCTAATTTCTTCACGGGCAATGGTAGTCAACTAAGTGCATTAACTTTTGGTAATATCTCAACTTTCAACACAGCAGGATTAACCACAGATGAATTGTATCTACAAAGTACAACAAGGTTGAATGTCACTGCTAGCGGAATGTCTGGATATGTTTTTGATCAATATGGCGCTACAGTCAATCCGACAATATACGTTACCAGTGGTCAAACACTGGCATTTAATTTAAATGTATCCGGGCATCCATTCTTAATTCAAACAGGTGCTAGTGCAAACTATAGCGTTGGGTTAGAACACGTTGATACTACAGGAACAGTATCAACAACTAGTTCAGCACAAGGCAAAATATCAGGAACATTATATTGGAAAATTCCGTATGGTATAACAGGCAATTACAAATATCAATGTTCTGCTCATGGAGGCATGAATGGCAATATTATTGTAACTGACGCAAATGTTTCAAATGTAACTGTTGGGTTAGCCACATTTGCAACCACAGCTAATAGTATAGCCGGTGCTAATGTGTCAGGTGCTGTGGCCAATGCAACATATGCTACCAGTGCTGGTAGCGCAACCACAGCTGCCACCGTAACAACAGCGGCCCAGCCAAACATTACTTCAGTTGGTATTTTATCCAGCGTCAGTGTAACTGGAAACGTCAATGCAAATCAATTTGTTGGTAACGGTGCCCCACTAACTACCATTACTGGAGCAAACGTAACAGGAACTGTGGCCAATGCTACCTATGCTACATCATCAGGTACAGCAACATCTGCAACAACATCAGGCACTGTAACTACCGCAGCACAAGCAAACATAACATCAGTTGGTACACTAACAAGTTTGAGTTCTGCTGGTAATATAACCACCAGTGGTTATTTTATTGGGACGTTCCTGGGGAATATATCTGGTAACTTAACAGTCCCAGGGTCAAATACACAAATACTATACAACAGTGTAGGCAATGCCGCCGCCAGCCCTGGACTTACATTTGATGCCGCAAGTAATGCATTAGTGTCAACAGGTACAATCAGTGCCACAGGTAACATCATTGGTGGTAATATTTTAGGTGGTGCAAATGTCAACGCCACTACGCATACAGGAACCACAGTAAGTGTCACAGGCAACATCACAAGTGGTAATTTACTAACTGGTGGATTGATATCTGCCACAGGTAACATTACCGGCGGTTACTTTGTTGGCAATGGATCTGCACTCACTGGCATTAATACAAGTGCCGCAAAAATATCCAACGGAACCAGCGAAGCCAACATTGGTGCTTCTGGGGGCAATGCAAATATTTCAATTGGCGGTACTTCAAATGTTGTAGTTGTATCTTCGTCAGGAATTACAACTACTGGGCTAACTGTTAGCAACGCCACGGGAGTTGTTAATTTTATATCTACTGCAAATGTCAGTCTAGGATCAGTAGCAAATCTTAAAATATCTGGTGGTACCAACGGATATGTTTTACAAACTGATGGCGCCGGTAACCTGGCCTGGGTAGTACAAAGCGGTGGTGGCGGACTTGCATACATCAGCAACGGCACCAGTAGTGTAACCGTGGTTTCCTCAGGCGGCAATGTTACCACATCGGTTGGCGGCACTTCAAATGTTGTAGTAGCAACCACCACAGGTATTAGTGTAACAGGTAACGTCAGTGCTGGCAACGGATATTTTACAGGTAATGTATTTTCTTCCTATTCTGACGTTAGACTCAAAACAATACTAGGAACAATAGAACACCCAACAGTTAAAGTTGGTCAAATTGAAACGTTCTACTATGAGCCAAATGAGTTGGCTGTGTCGTTGGGTGTATCTCCAGGATACAGACAAGTTGGAGTTAGTGCTCAGTCAGTGCAAAGGGTAGTGCCTGAGGCAGTTGCACCGAGTCCAATTGATCAAAACTACCTGACAGTTCAATATGAACGACTAGTTCCGTTACTGATCGAAGCAGTTAAGGAATTGACAACAGAAGTTGAACAGTTAAAGAAGCATTTAGAAAGTAAATAATGGCATTTCTAACTGGAAACACAGTATCTCTTGACAATACAGGAATGTTTGTCCCATCAAAAGCCACTGCATCATTGCCGTCTAGTCCAACACAAGGACAAGTTATATACAACACAGATAATCATCGTATGGAAATATACGATGCTGGCGTATGGAAAGATGCCGCAGACATTCGCCACGGAACGTTTTTAACCAGAATGGTCATTACAACTGGCTATGTAATGGGTGGATACAAAGATCAAAGCCCATGGAAAAATGTCAATCGCATGGTACATGCAACTGATGTAATGACCAACCTAGGCGACTTGTTGACCTATGCCGGAACTTATACTTCAGGAGTCAATAATTTAACCAAGGGCTTTTTGTGGAGTACCACTGACTCAATGGCTGCTGGAACAACAACTAGTGCGTTTAATCTTGCTACAGAAACCAACGCCGGATTAAACTCTGCCTGGAACACCTGGCAAGCACATGATGATATTGCTACTATTTTTAAAGAAACACAATATGCATACATTGCAGGCGGCACAGCCGATGTTGATCAATTTAATTTAACCACAGAAACCATGCAAGGCCTAATCACCGCATCATACTTTGGCGCAAATGCTGCCGGCTTTGGCGATGCAATTTCAACAGACACACACGGATATGCGTATGGATCAGCACTGGCAGTCAAGCTAATGTTCAGCACCACAACCACAGCAGTGATTTCACCAATGGTTTTAAAAGTCAGTAGAAATCCCAGTAGTGATGGTACTGTGAGGTTGGGCGCCACATACACTTCGGGTAATATGTTAACACACCCCCAGCAAAAAGGAATAAGCAGTAAATTGCAAAAAGGATACATTGGCAACGAAGGCACATATAATGGTGGATATAACTTACGCAGAATAAGTTTTGTCACTGACACCAGTCTAGGAACAGTTGCAAAGCCGGTTGGCAATTCTGGGGAAGAAAATTTTGATATGGGGCAAGCCCATCAATACATGATGGGCATGTATGATGGCGCCCAAAACAATCGAGGTTGGAAATTTAGTTATTCAACCGAGTCCGGGGCTGAACTAGGAGCCGGATCATTGAGAACCGGAATAGCAGGCGGCAGTTCGGGCCAGTGTGTCTGGAAAGGATCATAATGGGATTTTATATAAATTCGTCAGTAATTGCAGACGAAAATGGAGTAAGGGTACCAGCCTTTACCACAGCAACCCGACCAGCAAGTCCATCGCTTGGTCAAATAATCTACAACACAGATACAGGTGTTATGGAAGTACATGATGGCGGCATCTGGAAAGATGTGATCAGTACAGCATCTGGTGGCTCGTTTTTGTACAGACAGATCATCACAACTGGTTATGTAATGGGCGGATACCAAAGCAGTAGTCCTTGGAAAAATGTCAACCGCATGGTGCATGCCACTGATGTCATGACTAATTTGGGCGATCTACTGACCAATGCAGGAGCATATACATCGGGTGTCAACAACACCAGCAAAGGGTTCTTATGGAGTGCAGATAACAGTTGGCCGGGCACAAGTACTACTACTGCGGCATTTTACCTGGCAACCGAAACCAATGCTGGACTAAATGCAAATTGGAACATGACCGTTGGTCGCAACGACTGTGGCACATTTTTTAAAGAAAATTTGTATGCATGGATTGTAGGTGGCGGAGCAACTGGAGTTGATTTCTTTAACATGACCACAGAAACCATGGCATCAACTGGACTGACATCTTTGTCTGGTGACAGTATGCAAGCTGGAGTAGCTACCATCAGTGACGAACTAAAAGGTTTTGCATGGGGCGAAGGCACACATAAGTATAGTTTTGTAACAGGATCTACTATGACTGTTAACACCAGCGGAACTGTAAACGGAAGCGGCAGTCAACAAAAAGGAATTAACACCAAACTAGGCAAAGGGTATTGTGGTAACGAAGGATCTTACAACAGTGGGTACAATTTGCGCCGTTGGAACTTGACCACTGAAACCAACTCTGGAACTACCACAAAACCAGTAGGAGATTCTGGAGAAGAAAATTTTGATATGGGACAAGATCATCAATACATGATGGGATGTTACACAGCTGCCGGCCAAAACAATCGAGGTTGGAGATTCAGTTACATAACCGAATCAGGATTTGAATTAGGAGCCGGTTCTGTCAGAACTGGGGTGCCAGGCGGAAGTTCCGGGCACTGTGTATGGAAGGGATAAAATAATCATATGGAACAATCAGTGACTCAATACAAAGTAAGCGATTTATCAACTAATGTTAGTTTTTTAACCAACGACCACAAAGAACTTATTGTCACTGCAATATCTCAACACTGGACAATACCTGAATTCAAAGTCAAAAACTTTATTGGTAATGCACAGATAACTCCTTACGCCAAATTGAAACAGTACCTGTTGGAATTAAACACCAGAGAAAGTGCTGTGGAAAGTATGGAGTACGAATCACAAAAGATTGTATTTGAAATAGAAATCCACACTGAAGAAATAGAACAAACATCTAGTCCAGCACAGAAAAAACTACATCAGCTTGAAGTGATGAAATTGCAACGAATGCAACGAAAAAGCATGGCTCGGTTACAGGATGCTTACGATGAGCGTGATATCTATCTCAAACTCATTGACGAATTTAACAACAGTCCCGAAGGCTATCTTGAAGACGGCCGTCGTATCATGGATATAATGACAGACTCTACAGAAACTGAAAAGTTAGAAAAAGAATACTGGACACTGCGCCTGGCAAAACAAACAGCACTAGACATGATAGCATATGGTCGTGCCGGTGTAGGTAACATGGAAGCAGTTGGTATGCTAGAACCTGCACAACAGATTGAAGTAATGGAGTTGGCATGCGACTATTTTGTGCGAAACGAAATACGCACAAACAACATACTGAGTTATGTCAACAACAGCATCCAACAACTTGGAGTAGATGCACCAACAACAAAACTTTCATCTCAGTTGTATTTGGGCACCAAAGGAAAAGAAGATGTACCTACTGTTTAAAACTGTATCGGACCAGCAACTCGGAATAGTAAAACGAGCCGGTCACTATTTAGATTATGTGCTAGGATTCCTTGACGACTCAGTCAAGGAACTAGTAGACATTTCACATTTGAAAGCCACGGCTATTGCTGATACAGATGTTGCAATGGCTTGGAAATTTGCCGGCAACTACAGCGGATATGTCAGCGTCAAAGCCAATACATTGCCTGAAGAACAATTGCAGTTTTTATCAAGTTTAGAAGATGAAACAATCAAAGCCAAGTATTACTTGACAGACGCCGACAAAAACAACGCAACCAAGTTTATGAAAATTGCCATGCGCAAGATTGTTGACGAAGTATATGACAAGCGACTAAAAGAAATAGACGCCACAAGCCAGCTTGAGACAACCAGCTGGGCACAGCAACGAGCCGAAGCTGAAGCATACACTGCTGATAACTCTGTGTCAACTCCAATGCTGTCAGCATTGGCCACAGCAAGGTCTATTACCATAGCAGAAATGGTGTCAAAAGTGTTGGCCGCAATAGATGCTTATAATACCAGCATTGCTACATTGTTGGCAAACAAACAAATAATAGAAGCCAAAATTAAAAATTGTACAAATTTGGCTGAATGTAATGTGCTGTTACACACTAATTTTGGATACAATATGCCCGCAAATCAGCAAAGAGACTTGAATTTCACCGATGGAGCAGTGTATAATATATAGATGACACCTATATTTTCGGTTCCTATAAATCCCAAACTGAATCAAGCCCAGTTTGATCAGTTCTTACAATTTTTAACAAAGTATAAACCCTGGATATACGACTTGTATTTTACTTGTCGTATGCCGCCGTTTATCCAGGATGCCATGGGCGATGTGTTTATATCCGACTCGGGTGACACTATTGACGTGGCATTGAAGATACAAGAATTTACAGGGATTCCTATCTCGGCCACATTCAACAACACAATGATACGGCCAAGTCAGCATAACCTAGATTTGTTTATTAGCAACTTTAAACTGCTGTACGATGCTGGTGTACGGTCTGCTACTATTCCGCACACACACTGGCTGGCCACAAACCAAATACAAACCGCCTTCCCAGAGTTGAACATTAAAAACACAATTTTGCGTAATGTAAACACTCCTATGGAAGTGGCCAAGTTGGCCGAAGCAGGATTTCACTATGTTAACCTAGAGCGTGACTTGATGCGTGACAGAGACACACTGATCAAGATGAAACGAGTTGCCACCAAATACAACATTAAACTTAGTTTGTTAGCAAACGAAGGATGTGTTGGTGGATGTGCAATGATGGATGAACACTTTCAGTTTAACAATACCAGACAAGGCGAACTGCCGCAATATTTTAACGATCCAATCAGTCGTGTTAGTTGCCCAAAGTGGGACAAGGAAGATCCCAGTACTCCGTTAAAAACAGCAAACTTCACACCTTGGCGAGAAGACTGGGACGAACTGCTTGAGTATGTTGATGTGATCAAAATGCATGGGCGAGAAAGTGTGCCTCGACTGTTTGAAACAATGGACATTATCAGCAGATACGCTACCAACGAAGATATATTGTTTGACACATTCAACGAATACATCAACGAAACTAATCTAGTAAACAAACCAATAAACGCCTGGCGCGACAAGATTAAAAATTGCAAGTTTGATTGTTGGGATTGTAACTTTTGCGACAAGCTATACGAAACAAAAAGCAAACAACAAAGTCACCCGTTGATACTGGCAGTAACCAAAGAATTAGTTGATAGTGTAAATTGCCCTGTGGATGTAAATTTACAAGGTCTGACCAGTGTACGAGTGCAACAATTGTTGTTTGCGCTGTCACAGCATTGCACACAGTATTTAGAAATTGGGTCTGCACTTGGCGCAACCGCTGGTGCAGTAGCTCTTAATCCCAACATCAAGATTGATTGTGTTGACAACTGGTCACAACCAGACATACAACCTGAATCAGGGCTGTTTGATCTGCCAACCAACAGTAGAGCAGTATTTGAAACCAATGTACAACATGCAAATCTTGTGATACACGATCAAGACCTGTTGGCAGTTGATGTTGATAAAATTGCCAATGTAGATTTGTTTTTTTATGATGGTCCGCACGACGAAAAAACAGTTACGCAAGCCGTGGTGCATTACAAAAATTGTCTGGCTGAATATGCTATACTGATATTTGATGATGCCAACTGGACTGACACAGTAGTTGGTGCCAATCAAGGAATTGAACAAGCTGGGTTAACACCAGTGTATTCTAAAATGATGCTTAACTCAAAAGAGAATCCAGGGCAATGGTGGAATGGCCTGTACATTTTGGTTGTTAAAAAATGAAGGTAATTAGGTTTCCCATAATTGCAGCCGACTTGTTTACTACCTCTGTGGGCACTGATGAACAAAGACAAACTCTACTGGATGAAGCTCTAGCACACCGTACTGCTGATCAGGATGTGATGGCATTTAGCAATGAAGGCTGTTGGCGTAGTCAATTCAAGTATCAAAACATTGAGTGGTTGTTGACTTGCCTTCGAGACTTAACAAACACAGCAATTGATTATTACATAGAAACAGACCATTCGTTTGCCACCAAAGTAAAACACTTTCAGGCACCCGAAGTAAAGTACTGGACAAATGTGAACGAACCAATGAGCAAAAACAGTTTGCATATTCACGGATTGTACCATTTTGTGGGATTGTATTACATGCAGGGATATGGCACAGGAGACTTGGTGTTTCACAACCCTAGCAATTTAACAGAAACTTGCAATCCGTATGCACCGTTTATATCAAGAACATCTTGGGCTCCAAAGAATGGAGATTTGCTGGTATGGCCGGGCTGGATGCCACATGAAACGGAAATTAACATGAGCAAAGACCAGCGAGTAAATATTGCGTTCAACATACGCTTTCAAACGCCACAGATGATATATGACTAAAAAAATTGAATTTTTCTCCAGTGTACCAGGTGTGGCCGAAACCTTCCCCATTGTGCCAGCTCGACAAGTGCTACCTGGATGGATACACCAAGCTCGTGCCGATTATCTAAAACAAAAAGACAAACGAGAAATACACATATTCAAATGTCCCGGCATATTTGAAATGTTTAGTACAGGCTACATAATCCCTGCCTGGCACGATTTTGAAATTGAAAGTAATGAAGTGGGTTTCAGAGTTACCATGCCTGACGGGTCATTGAATACTTTGTTGGGCAAAGAAACTCTACAGTCGCAACATTCAGATGGTGTGGCTAAATTTCTACCCAAGCGCCCTTGGAGTGTGGCTAGCATACTAAAAATCAACACACCTTGGCATGTGATGGCTCCGCCAGGAGTCAAGTTTATAATGATACCAATACCGTACACAGATGATTTTAGATTTGAAAGTTGTACTGGTATATTGGATCCAGGCATAAGTTCAGAGTTGAATGTACAAGGGTATTGGAACGAAAAAAGTGGAAAACATCTAGTCAAGGCAGGAACACCCCTGGCACAGCTAATACCATTGACCGAAAAAACATACGATTTTGTTGTGCGAGATAAGTCTGCAAGGGATGAATTATGGATGACAAAACGAAAGTACTTGAATTTCTTTGGTTTTATCTTTAACAGACCAAAGATCAAAGAAGCATACGAACGTCATATAGAGGAGAAGTAACGTGTTCTTGTTAAAAGGATTGGAATACCTGTGGATGCTGGTATTCATCATGATCACCGCGGGCATTGCAAAAGAGAAGAATCTGTTTGCCAGTGCATTTGCCTACATCCAAGACACTGTCAAAAGCAACCGTGTGTTAGTTGCACTAGTATCAGCAGTTGGCGGTATTTTGCCCATTGAAGGGCGTGTTACTGTAAGTGCAGGCGTGTTAGATACCATGACGTGCGATCATGCGCACAGCAGAGAAAAAATGGGTATTGTAGACTACCTTGCCAATCACCATTACTACTTGTGGAGCCCGTTGGAAAAAACTGTTATCTTACCCATAGCGGCATTTGGGTTAACCTATGCCGCCTGGATGGCAATGATTTGGCCCTTACTGGCAGTATCACTAGCATTTGTTGCAGGTTATATTTTCTTTGTGGTCAAAGAAGAAGACATTCATATCGACCACACAGGTGAGTTTAAAATCTCTGCTGTTCTACGGAATGTTGTACCGTTCTTTGTTGCAATAGGCGTTTACATTTACTGCGGTGGTGACAAGAATGTGTTTGAAATCTTTGGATTACTTGCATTGTACTACTGCTTGCTGACACAAACATGGGATTACAAAAAGTTACTAAGTTATATCAATTGGCAAGTGGTCGTTATTGTGGCACTGGCCATTGTGTTAGGAAACTATTTTAAATCCAATGAAGCAGTTTATAAAGCATGGATAACTGGATCCGCACTGGACCCGACTACATTTGTGGGTATGTTGACTATCAGTGCCATTGGATTTCTTGCAAGTTTCTTGATGGGCAGTAGCGGAAAGTATGTGGCATTTGCAGTGTTGATGTCGCAGATATTTGGGGTTCAGTACTTTGTGTGGTTCTTTGCCGTTGATTATGTTGGATACTTGATAAGCCCTACTCATAAATGTGTTGCTGTGGGCAATAGATATTTTGGAACACCGTTGTCTACATATTATACAGCACTGGGTATTTGGAGTGGATTGTTGTTACTAACTGCGGCGTTGGTAACATTTAAACTGTTTACTTTCTAATAGACAGAAGTATGGCATTCTCAATAGACGCAAGTTTGGTCTGAATACTTTCTAAATTAACAGTTGACCACAGGCCGGGATGCATAGGCCTTGGCCAAGTTCCTTGATCAATCCATGCATATCCTAAATGCTCGTTGTTGAGTATTGGTATAAATTCCAAGTCAACCACACACACCCAGGTGTGATATTCAAATATGCCATCAGCTGATGTGAACTTTTCCAAGGGCATTAGCCTAGTGTAGGCAGGAAAGCTACCCAGTTCTTCCACACACTCACGCTCCATACCACCCAGCAAGGTTTCACCTGTTTCAATTTTGCCACCAGGCAGCCCCCATGATCCAGGATGTTTAGAGTCGTTGCGCAACAAGTACAGGTATCTGCCAGTGACCTGGCTCAAGAACCATACACCCACTGCTTTCACAGTACTAGGCTCCACGTGCCTCCAGGATAGATACCTTGATATGATTTGATCCACATCTCGCCAGTCCATTCGTACTGGGTGCCCGTGGTGATGTTGGTGACATACTGCACAGCAGTAGAATCTGCTGACACAAACACCACACGCCAACGTGTGCCGTTCCATTCAATAATGTCATTGGCCATGGCAACCAAGGGTTGGCCGCTATCACCTAGCCAGGCTTCGGGATTGGCTGCATTGTTGTAGTCACCGGTTGATTCAGTTAACAAGTATCGTTGTCCTGTTGTGGGCACAGGCAATCCGTCACCGGGCGCACTTATCAAAGGATTGATAATTGCTGTGATTGGATCAAGTGTGTTTTGCGGAGCAGTATCCTGATCCACATTGAATATCACCAGGCGATCATCATTGGGATCAATCACAATAGTACCAATAATGGGATTGGCCGGAGTTTCTGTATTGGGAGGATTGTTCAGGCGTATTTGGCTAATTCCCGGACGCAGGGTTCCATAAGCATTGATCACTGCCGGCCACAACAGCGGCGAGTCAGCAACAATGGCAGTGGGATCTAGGTCTTCGTAGCTGCCGTTTGGCACTACCACAGGATTGTACAGTACTTGAATCTTGTTTTCAATCACAACCAATTTGTACATCCAAGGTGTGATCATTTGTCGTGTGCCCAGCAACAAGTCGTTGTGCAAAATAGCATCCACAAAGTCGCCTTGGGCATCGTACATGCTGGCAACAATACGTTCGATAACGCCCAGTTTCTTGACCTTGGCCGGGGGACTGATCCAGATTGGCAAGGTAAATTTTAAGGTAGCAATATCAATGGGATTTTCTGTGCTCATGGGAATGGTTCTTGACGTCCATTGCGTTGATTCCAGTTCTACAACACTGAGCGATGTCCAGTCCAAGAAGTTGTCTGTGCTTTGTATTTCCAAGCTGGGATTGAACAGGGTTAAGATTTGTTCCAATAACTGCATCTTTTGGTTAGTATTACTGGTCCAAATGTCCAGAGTAATTGTTAACTTGTATGGCACAGGCATCAGTCTTTCAACTGTGAATGCATTGCCTTGTGTGGTTTCGTAGCTCTCGGTTGCCGAATCGTAGGTGCGTTGACGAACCACAGTGCGTTGCACGTGATATGGTTCTTGCATTCTGGGGCGATCATAATCCAGTCCGGTAATGTAAAAAGTCATCATGGGACTGGATGGCAAGGAGTTGGCAGAGTTATCTTGTATGATAGTTTGTGCTTGACGGCTTGCATCGCCATAGCGAATAGGCACACGTAGCAAGGCCGCCACATTGGGGTTGTCAGATTCACGGCCGTATTCTACCTGGAATCCTGAAAAAATTCTGGTAAACTGTAGTAGAAAGCGACGTATTTGTTCGTCGTAAAAAAATTGTTGCATTGTTAACTCGATTTCTGCCCAGGTCGTGTATCAGGGAACGGCTTGGGAGCCTTGCCCCCATTTTGATCACCATTGTCTGCACGTGGTTTAAGCAACTCGCTGAGACTCTGACGACTTGGAATGTTACCAAGATCTGTTGTTGGCACAGTGTATGTATTGTTAACGAAGCTGGACCGTAAAGTATTGTTGTTGGCCCCATTGTTGAGATCTGTTCTCACATTCTCGGCAATTTTGTGCCAACGCTTGCCATCATAACGGAACATGCGATTTGGAAAATAATCTAATCTCAAAGTATAATCTCCAGCCACAGCATCTAGTGGAAAACTAACACCGGCAGTGACAGGCAAACCATTTGGTGCGTGTGCATCACCAGTCAAGTAGCCCGAAGTCCAGCCAAATCCATCTGGAGTAACACTCATACCGCCTTGTGTGCCATCCACGGTGTCGCCATCTATTGTGCTTAGTGATGTGGGATTAGCAGGTTGTCCGTCCAACAGTGTGGGTACAACATACAAGGGCTTGTTGTCGTAGCCAGATTTTGGCACTTCCACGTCGGCTTGTGCAAGGATAGCATCATTGAGTTGGTAATCTTTTTCTCGTGTGCCTTGTTTGTCGCTGATGGTAGGCGGAGTGTACTCACGCCAGTAATCGGTATTGGAGATATCTGTACCTGCTGGTGTGTTAATCTTGGCTTGATAATACACATCGCCATAATTCACCACAGCACCTGCTGGATAGAAATCACTTGGATCCCAAATGTACTCGGCCACAAACGGTTTGTTTGTGATTGTGTTGTATTCTTGTGCATCAGTTAATGGTGTTGCTTTCACACGCCACAGGTGCGGCAACCAAGTTTGACTGAACCCTTCTGATGCATAGGCCGCATCTTGCACCACATAATATTTGGGCAATGATCTGCTTAGATCCTTGTTCAAGGGATTGTAGTCTCGTAAGTTTGGAACTTCGAGCACATCGCCACTCATGAGTTTGCGCCCAAACGTGTCAATCATGTCGTTGTAGTGGAACGTGATAAACAAGGTGTCATTGTTTAAAAACAATCCAAATTGGCTCAAATCAAAATCAATGTCTTGTGCATTGTAAACACCACGCATGACATAGATATCATCGTCGTACACTCGATCTCTGTTTTCTAACAACAGCAGATCTTGTATGTTCATGGGGTTGAGCTCGTCGTAAACGGGCTGGGTAGCATCACCGTTGCCGCTTAGTACTGAATCTTCACCGCCAGTTTGCGGTCCCAGGTACTTGTGGACAAAGAGGTCTAATCCGCCAACAGTGTACATTTCACTGATTGTGCGGTCCAGAAATTGGTAATCTCTAGTGCGATTGGGGCGGTATAGGCTTAAACGTGGCATAATGTTATTTATAGCTTTTTGGTTGACTGAATATTCCCAAACTGCTATAATTAGCACTTAACAACAAAAGGAGCCACCTATGCTTACAGATGTACAAAGCGCACAAATTAATAATACTGAAGTATACACTTTAGATTATGAGGCGGAAGCCCTGCAAAGCTACAGGGACACAGGCGAGGACTTAATGGACGAACTGGAAGTTCGTGCCACTAATGTTATTTTGGAACAGACAGCATGGGACGCTCGCGAGGACCTGGGCGGCATTACAGTTTACTTCCGAGATAGTACTTTAGTAGCATTTTACGATTACGAGCAGTTTCGCGGCACTGTGTTCTAAAAACAACACCGGCAAAGATTGACATCAAAATCAATCTTTGCTATAATACATACTTAACCACTCTAGGAGTATGTTATGAAAGCCGCTAACTTTTTAACAAAGTACACAGGCCCAAAAGGCAAGGGGTTTGTACAGCCCTACGACAAAGTAAAAGCTACAGAAAAATGGGTGGAGTATGCTCTTGACATTGTGGACATGAGCCGTATAATAATGACAGTGGACTTCAACACTAAATGGAAACTAGCAGAGGCACTGGAAGTGGCAGAGCGCAAAAAAGCCTGGATGTACAAGCACAAAAATTTTGATGTTAAACGTGCCGCAAAACTTTTTGACGCCGTTAAACACTTGCCCAAAACTAAGTAAGGAATATTATGATTGCAACCAAACCCGTTAAACCCCTAAACCCTCGTAGTGCAGATACCAATGCCATGGGCATGGAGCCCACCTGGCGGGTGCAACCTACAGAAGGCCGTATCAGTGCCTTTAGTCATGCGTTCTCTTGGTACAACTACTTTTATGGTAAAAAAGATGCCCGTGAGATGATTGTAAATTACCTGGAAGCACACGGCCGCAAAGCAGATGTTCGCACACTCAAACGCATTCCAGACAGCTCAATCCGGTTGACCACAGGTTGGTTGTGCCGCATGAGCATGGTGGGACTGGAGCTCACAGAACACGAACAGATCAAATTAGATAACTTGCTTAACGAGATTTTGGAATCCAAGCAAGATGAAGAAGCAGTGGTAGCACCTGTAGATGATTCAGTGCCAAAAATTACAATTCAAGACCGCCTGCGTGAAAAGGTATCAGAGTGTGCAGGTGAACTAGACGGCTTGTTCGACGAGTTCATTGCATCGGGTGCCAAACTCACGGCAGACTACAAACCCGTGGTACTCATGCGCAGTCTAAACATTGCTCCACAAATGGTCAATGACATCAAACAAATCTGGACCCGTAAACTCACAGAGTTTGATGAAGCAGTAGCCGGCAAAGATGCAGACTTGTCACAGGGCTACAATTACTTGACCAAAATACAGTTAAAGAATTGCGTAAAGTTCTGTGAGCTTGTGATTTCGGACTGTGGTGCCTATGTGCAGATTAAAAAGGTTGAGCGCAAGCCACGGGCAGTCAAGGCAGTGCCACCAGAGAAACGTGCCGCAAAGTTCAAGTGTATTACGGAATTTGCAGAGCTCAAACTCAAAGGTCTTCCTGCCGCAAGCCTAGTAGACAAAGCAGAAGCCTGGTTGTATGACACCAAAAAACGCAAGCTAATCCATATTGTTGCTGACAGCCATGCACAGGCATTTACTGTAAAGAGCAACGCTATCATTGGATTTAGTACAGTTGAGAGCCAGCAAAAAACTGTGCGTAAGCCAGCAGAGATACTCCGAGCAATGGGTGCCGCAGGCAAGCCGGCTGCCAGGAAGATCTACAAGGACTTGACCACCACAGAAACCCCGTTTAACGGACGTGGTACAGAGAACTTGATCATTCTAAAAAGCTGGTAAATAAAGGGGACGGAGTCCCCCAATGGCAGAACAGCAACAAAACACACTTGAGTCGCTCAAGCAAAACTTGATAGAATATGTAAAGCTTCAACTCGGTGATCAAATTATTGACATCGAGTTGGACCCTGCTCACTATGAAGCCGCGTATCAAAAAACCATAGGCACTTACCGCCAACGTGCATCAAACGCCTATGAGGAAAGCTACAGCTTTATGGAATTGGTCAAAGATGTCAACATCTACCAGTTGCCACAAGAGGTTGTGAGTGTACGCCAGATATTCCGCAGACAGTTTGGTGATGCTACTGGCCAAGCCAGTAACTTTGATCCATTCTCTCAGGCCAGTATGAATGTTTACCTAATGAACTTTAACGTA